TTTTTCATTAAGAGTATCATACCTGATAGCACAAAGCTCAACATGAGTTGCTAAGTTTTCAGATTCAATGTTGGACTTTGGTGGTCTAGCCATATCTATATTTAATTTATTAGGATTATACACTGGATATTTAACTACAAAAAAGGGAATTAATTCCCTTTTTTGTATTATCTAACTACTGTTATTACGATGTTGCCAACTTGAGACCAACGTCACTGACGTTAAAGTTAAAAGCTGTAACAGCGGAATTAGCGTTGGATTCGAGGTCTGTAGCGTTCCAACCACCTTCTTCGCAAATAACCGAAAGAAGAGTTGTATTTACTTGATAAGCGAGAACTGTTGCTTTTTGACCAACGATACCAAGGACTTGCTCAACTGCTTCGCCCGTTCCCATTTGGGAAGCGAGGGTGGCATTTGCTGTAAATCCAAAAGCTTGGAGGGGTTTACCGACACCAACTGAGCTGATAACACCAGAAGTTTCGGCTAGGGTTGCGGCACCACCAGTTGCTACGACTGGTTGAGCACCACCATTGGTTCTTGTAAAGGTAGGCATTGTAGTTTCCTTTTCTAAAAATGCAGAGGATAATCCTCATGATTTTATTTATCATTTTAGAAAGAATATATAAAGTCCAAGTATTATTTTTTAGATTCTGAAATTCGTTTGACACCACGAGCAAATTTTTGAGGATCTTGTCCACGAATAGAATTAAGCAATCTTCGTTCCAGTTCGTCTGCTTGTTCAGCATCATAACTTTCACGAATGAAATTAATCAGATTAATCGCACCAGTAATCACATGATTGGCACGAGATTCGACCAAACTTTCACGATCTTTCTGAAGTTTAAACGAATCTAATTCTTCTAGAATACTACGAGTTTTACGTTGCAAAACGATAGCCTTATTATTATAGTGTATTTATTAAGAACCACATGCTTTATCACAAACTACCAGTCTGCCCTCCTCGAATGTTTTCTTATCCCAACAAGAAGGAATATTCGAAAACCATTCAATACACTCTTTTAAAGGTCTTTCCAAAGCATTATTTGGTTGTAATAATTGTTTTATTTGAGCATTGACTGGTTGATGCCATTGTCCATGTCCATATGTCCTTGGACTAAATCCCATAAAACAACATGGGTACACTTCCCCATTTGATGCAACATAGATACTATTATTTTTTATTGCTTGGCAATTAATTTTATTTTTTGGTTTGTCCCATACATCTTCTAAAAATATATCACCTTTTTCTATAGTTGATTTATAATGATTTAAGGTTAAATTTCCAGTAAAATTTCCTATAACTCTTTCTAAATTTCCATCACTGTTAAAAACAAGACCACTGTCTCTTCCATGATTCACTAAGTAAAAATTTTTGAATCCCAAGTCCTTAGATAATTTTTCGCAATCTTTGATTTGATGTTGATTGTGATCAAATTTAATCATTTTCCATACTGCTTTGCCGCCAGATGAAATAAAAGTTTTAGCATTATCTATTATTTTATTGAAATTAGTTTTTCTTCTATAAATCTCATGTGTACCAGATAATCCATCAATACCAAACTCAACTATTACATTTTTGGTAGCAAGATTTTTCCAAAATTTTTCATTTTGTAGACTGCCGTTAGTGCATATACTGACTGGTTTATTTAAATAATCTAAAATTTCTAACAATTCTGGATTCATCAACGGATCACCGAAATTTCCCTCAAAAGTAATTTTTTTGATCTGATTTAAAAAACTCTTATCAAATATTTTTTTTATTTCTTCAAGTGACAAATGTTTAACGTCATACCCATTATTATACGAATATCCAAATAAATTTCTTGGGCAAAGTGGACACTCTGCATTACAAAAACTACTTAATTCTATTTCTACATGAGTTATAGATTCATATTCAATCACATCAATCTACTTTCTTTAATCCAGCAAGCATTTGTTTTAATTTAGTTGATTGTACCTCACCCACTGGTTGATCATTCGTCATCGAAGGATTTACTCCACCCTTGGGTTTAATCTGTGCAATAATGGAATCTGCTTGTGGTTTTAATTCTCCTGGTGTGCCTTGTGCTTCTTCTCCAGCATCGGTAATTTTTAGAGTATCAATATCGTAATCTAAATCAACACGCATTCCTACACCCGAACTGCTACGAGTCTTTAACAATTGTAATTGATATCGACCACGTTCACGCATCGAACGGGTACAATGAATACCAAAAACGTTATCGGCAGTATTAATTTTAGAGATACCACCAGAAATATGAGAGTGGTCAAACTCTGGTTCATCAACAGCAGAACGATTTAACTGTGATGCGGTAACCAATAAAATATTCATTTCTCTTGCAAGATTACGCAACTCTTCCGATACATATTTGTCCTTAATGAACAAGTCATTGGGTGACACTTTGGCAGATACTGGCATCACAAGATCGAGATAGTCCACCATAATAAAATCTACTTTTTTACCTGTTTTGATCTCAAGCTCTTTTAAATATGCACGAATCTGATTCACATTAGATTGTGCTGGCATATATTTAATTCTCAAAGAACCTGCTTTCTTTGATACGAGTTTCACCTTGAGTTCAACATCATCAATCTGCTTGAATACTTCTCTTGTTGACACATTGGCAACCATCGAGTCCATACGCATTGCACACAATTCTTCGGAAAGTTCCAGTGTGAGAAACACACCATTGAGACCTTGTAGAATCCAGTTGATAGAAATATTCTGCATAAACAATGACTTACCAGAACCAGAACCACCAGCAAAGATATTAAGTTCTCCACGATTCATACCACCGAACAATCGTTTGTCCAAAGTTTCCCATCCTGTGGACACCTGACCATTATTCGACTTAATCTTTTCCAATCGTTTTCTGGGATCCTCGAAGTAATCGGTTCCCATATCTTTGGTCAACGATATTTGAACTGCATCTTTAATTAACTTCTCAACAGGATCGTATTCACCCTTTTCCAGTAGATCTGCTGATTCTAGAATAGCACGTTCTAATTCTCTGCGTCTGGTGAATCCCTCGAATTCTTCCAATAACCAATCATAGTGATTCTCTTGTAAAGATTCTACTGCTTTTAACTCTACCCCACTGGTTGCCTTAATCTGATCAAGTGTAGGCATTGCCGTATGATTCTTCACATGGTCTTGAATAAACTCTGCTGCTTTTTTCAATGATCGGTCAAAGTTATTTGGATTGTAGATGTTTTGTACTCGCAAATAACTCTCTGGATTTGCGACCATCATCTCCAAAAATAACTTCTCTAAATCAACCGAATAATCTTTCGACATTAATGTTTCCTTTAAACTTTTGGACAACTAAACTGACAATAATCATTGGTATCTAAGTTATCGTAAAATGTATTTGTAATATTGATGATCTCACTCATTGTCGTTTTTGAAATATCATACTTTTGTTTATTTTTATAAAACTCACTTTTGTAATAAAATCTCCAATCACCAACAAAACAACATGGCATATAGTATCCTTCTGCGGATATATAATGTTGAGTTCCATTAACACATTTTGGATCAATTTCTATATTTTTGTTTTTAAATTTCCATTCTATTTTTTTCTCTGTTTCTTTATTTAAATAATTTTTCTCTGGTTTCAACCAATCATTGTCATCTTCCCACCTATTACTCGGTGAAACGTTGAATTTTTTTATACCAAAACTATTAGATAATTTACGAGCTTCATCGATTGTATTAATGTTATAACTAAAAGGTATGTAACTCCACTCTGAATTGACATTACTATTTCCTATAACTTCCAACCCATTTTTTATAGTTTCCCAATCGGCATTTTTTCTATATTGTGTAAAATTTTCTGGTATCCCATCGATACTAAAAGTAACAGAATCATTATAGTCTAATATGGAAATTAACTCTTTCCACCATTTTTTGGTCTTATAACTTCCATTTGTCACTAACTTCAATGATGAATTATAGTCTTTGATAAATTTAATAAATTGAAATACATTTGGATGATAAATCGGATCACCGTAATTTCCAACAAAATTGAATTTTTTATTGGAAATATCAATATCAAAAAATGATTTAAAATGATCAAAATTTAAATCATGATTTGTATACCGTTTACTTCCAAATTTTTCAATAAATGTTGTCCTAGCACATCGTGGACATTTTAAGTAACATTTATTTGTTAATTCAATATGAAATGAATTGACTGGAATCATTTTCTCAACAACTTTATTTTTAAAGGATTAGATTCTCGTGCATCAAGAATCGATTTTAATACAAATAATTTGCCAAACTTTTTTACTGCATCGTTAATATCTTTACAATCATCCTTCCATATTGGAAAGGATACTGACCAACCATTCTCTATAGCATTATTAATCATTGTTTTTCCCGCTTTGTCCCAATCTGGAACCACGATAACCTCACGATCTAAAGCATCGATAATATCTGCTTGTTGTGCGGATATTTCATTGGTTAATACTGCCACACCATCTACTGACATGGCATCAAATGGCCCTTCACACACTATAACAAACTTAGATGTGGGTAATTGATTGTTGATGTTGAATACAAAGTGTTGAGCATGTGAGGATTGATACTTAGGTTTGATACCATCAACAAATGTTCTGGCAGTAAATCCAACAATCTCGTTTTTCCAGTAAAACGGTATGATAACTCGTCTACTGTACTTATATTCCTCAATGGGTGTCCAATAAAAATCATATTTACTTAAATCTATTTTACGATGTGAAACGTACTCCATAGCATTTATACACAATTCTGGTGCAATATTTGATTGAGC